TACAGCGTGATGTAATGGAAACATACAATGAGTGGTTTAACTATAGTAGTGTATCAGTACAAGAACCTGGAGCACGCCGTGATCTTTTACAACAAGCAGTATTACAAGTTGATGGCTATGACCGATTCGAAATTAGAGATGCCGGATATTTTAGACTAGTGCAACCATACCAGTATCATACAAATGTTCCAACCGATAATTTTATTTATGTATATTCATTTGCCTTACGTCCTGAAGAATTACAGCCATCTGGTTCTTTAAACGCAAGCCGTATTGATGTAATGAAGTTACTTGTTGCTCTCCGACCAGATCCAAGTGTTTCGATTCAGGTTGGCGATCCAAATTATGTGCCTCCACGTGGAAATGCAAGCATACGAATCTATACAACAAATCACAATGTTTTAAGAGTTGTAGATGGGTTTGCAGGACTTGTATTCAAAATCTAAGCGCTGTTTAAACCAGAAGGGGCGATGAGTATACCAGGAATATCAGCACTACCAATTGGCAGTGGGTTGCCAACTGCTCCATCATTATTTAATGCAACTGGTATACAACTTGGAAAAACAGCTTTAATGCTTTTAACAATCTTTCCTCCAACAGGATATTTTGGATTAAATTATTCTGCAGTAGGCCTCCCAATTACTGCTGGTATAAAAGCTGCAGTCTATGGCTTAGGCATTGCAATAGGATTATTTGCTAATCATCTATATGTTAATGAAGTTGCAAAAGTGCTATCATACATTCTTATTTTTGCACCTCCATGGTATATCTTTGATTGCATCAGAATATTGAGTGATAAAAAATTTGATGAAGGTGGGTTTATTCCACCACTTCCAATATCAGCAATACCAACTACTGATGGAAATAATGGAAAATGGAATCTTACCTTTCCGTTGTTAAGTTTAATTCTTGCAGCAACATCTTTTTCAGGCCTTGCCTTTGTAACTAAATATCTTCCATCAAGTATTACAGATTCAATTGGCAAGTATACTGCTTATGCTACTGCTGGAGGCGGTGCACTTTTTATTCTTGCAGCAGGAATTGGGCTACTTATGCAAAAGCCTGCTTCTAGCAGTGTAGCTGGAGCAGTAACGCCTGCTGTATCTGAAATAGGAAGACCTATGAGTGGAGGTGGAAAAAACTTATTACCACCCTTATCGTCATTTATTAATAAACTAACGCCCCAAACTGGTGGCTCAAAGGAGGATATTCCATTTCTTGGAATCTTAGCCCTTGTTATTTTAGGAGGATTTAGTTTAAATTATCTTAGGTCTAAACAATAAATTCTATATACTTCTATAAAAATGAAGTCTTTAACGAGCCATGAAGAGTTTGAGGGGCTTCTTGGGCGTGGCGAGCACGTGTCTGAAAAGTTACCAGAGTTTAGTATTGTATATTTTACGGCATCATGGTGTGGTGCATGTCGTAGCCTAGACCTCCCCCTTATTGAATCAGAAAATGATAATATTAATTGGCTAAAGTGTGATGTTGACCTAAATCCTCATACTACAGGCTACTGTGAGGTCCGCTCAATCCCTTATTTTCTTGCTGTCAAAAACAAGATGATTGTTGGAAAGTTTCAGAGCAGTAATAGTATTAAAGTTATTGAATGGGTGAATAATCTTTGTGATAAATAGAAATGAATATGCAATTCATAACATCAATACTATATATTATATTTGCAGTTCCTCTGTTATTATATGTTGGATTTCAACGGGCTGCAACTCCTGAATGGGTTTACAATGTATTATATGGCATAGGTCTGCTCCTTTTAGTCTATAGTGGTTATTATACTATTATAGGGCTATATGCAAAATCATCTAGTGTATGGTTAAGTCTTATACACTTAGTATTAGTTGCCCCTCTTCTTCTTTGGGTTGGATATGCTTCCAAAAAAACAGAAAGACCCTTTTATGAATTATTTCTAATTGCTGGATTTGGCGCTTTGGGCTATAATATTAAAAATATAGTACTGAATATTGATAGCATGAAGGCTAAACAATAGATTCTAGTTCTTCTAGGCGCTGACTATCAAGTCCGCTAATACACTTAATAGTGTGATAATGAAACGCAGTCAATGACTTCATTTCCTTTACACATACGGTGCACTTATAGCTTGGGCCACTATGGTCTAGAATGGCATTGATCTCAGTTGAACAATGCTTTCTAACGTAATGAATTAACAGGTTCGCCTTTGTTAGCGCTCCTTTGTAGTTACACTGTTTAGATGGACACTTATATTCACGCTCCTGCTCCTCATGATTGTGAACCTTCTTATGAAGATTCAGCGTGGATGCATGAAGAAATTGTTTATTACACGATGAACATTCAAAGGGTAGTTTACCTTCATGAGTTTTCAGATGATAATGCATTGCATTTTGATGAACATATGTCTTAGAACACTTTTGACAAATGAAATGACCATCTGAGTTCTTAGTATACGTATATACCATGGCTACAAGAAGTTTTAAGGGTTACAGGTCTTCAATTTTTTTAGCCTGGTCTAAACGCTTCTAAACAACTTATATATAATGATTACGATTTTAACACTTGCAATAGGTCATGATTATTGTCAAGGATTAAAAGAATGCCTTGATTTAAAGAAATTATATGCTTTGAATCATGGATATAATTATATTCGGGGTGGTGAAGAGCATTGGGATAGAAGTAGGCCTATTGCATGGTCAAAGATCCCTTTTATCTTATCTGTTCTTTCTGTTTTAGAGGAGGGCGCAATTGTTTGGCTATCCGATGCAGACGTACTTATTACAAATAGCAGTTTAACGATTGAAGACCACATTTTACCGCATTTTCCGAATAATAAAGATATGCTAATGTGTATAGATGCGTGTGGGCATATAAATTCTGGGAATATTTTTTTTAGAAATACGGCGTGGGCCAGAGATTTTTGGAAACGGGTTGGTGAGCAAACCGATCTCTTGTATCATATTTGGTGGGAAAATGCGGGGATTATTAAATTGTTGGAAAATGTCCCAGATGATTTGGCCCATGTAGAAATTACTTCCGATCATACGCGATTTAATTCTTATATTCAAGGGCTTCCTGGACAACCATTATGGAAACCTGGGCATTTTTTAGTTCATTTTGCAGGGATTTATAACATTTTAACAATTCGTAATTATTGTGAACAAATAAATAAGATAAATTTCCAGGCGCGGATAAATTAAATCAGACTACTAATTATAATATGGCTACTGGAATGACTGGTCCTAATATGCCTCCTCCTGCAATGAGGTATCCTCCTGGAATGGGTTCTTCTGGAATGACTACAACACATGGAATGGGTCCTTCTGGAATGTCTATGAAGGGCGGAAATAAGATGACGTATGGTGGTAGTCGTATGGCTACAACAACTGATGCTATGGCTACAACAACTCATGCTATGAAGGGTGGAAAAAGAACAAAGAAGGCTAAAAAGGGGGGATTATCATTTTTTGGAGTTAAACTATTTGGAGGTGCCAGCAAAATGCCTGCAGTTGGCTCAAAAGCTTCTGTTTATCATGGCAAGGCTAAGCACACATCCGGCGGTCTTACACGCAAGGACCTCATGAAGACAAAGCATGGACGCATTGTTTCGCGCAAGAAGCATGCTCTTGGCAAGAAGGCGCTAAAGAATCTTGTAAAGGCGGGCTACAAGGCGAAGAAGGGTACGTTCAAGCTTTTCCGCAAGTAAAAGCGTACCTTGGCAAGCTTTTCCGCAAGTAAAAGCGTACCTTGGCAAGCTTTTCCGCAAGTAAATCTAGATAAATATTTATACATTCATCTTAATTATTATGTATAATTAGAATGAGTGGAAAAGAAATGATTCAGAGAGGTCATGAATATCTTCACTGGGAGGGAGAAGGTAGACATTTAGATGCTAATGGAGTATTGCACGGATATTATCCAGATGATAAAGATTATTATCCTAGTCAGTTCCCTTTTTATTCTTTTGAATATACAAGCAGTCCTGCTTATGCTAAGTATGTTACGAAACATCCACCCCACAGACTACATACAAAATTTCATCCAAGATATACAGATATAAATACAGGTAAAGTAGTTGAAGCAGATATTGTAAAATATTATGATGATGGCCAAGTAAAAAGAGATCATTTTGATGTGGTTAAAATATTAGAATATGATGGTGTAACATCAAAATATAAAGTAGAATATTTAGTTGATACAGGTAAACAGATGGCGGAGCCATATCGTACGCATTCTTTAACACGTGAATTTCTCGAAAGAGTAGGTCATGTTCTTCATAAATCAACTATGAATCAAATGGGTGGTAAATTCTACAAAAAACATAATAGAAAACCATCTAAACGTAAAACTCGTCGCAATTAAACGTTACTTTATTGAATATATAGAATCCGCAATTGTTCTAAGAATATCTGCAGATTCTTGAAGACTATAAAGAAGTCCTTGTGTTGCTCCTTCACTTGGATCAAACCAATAAAGTGACCCGTGCTTATCTGATTCTCTTATTGATGACCAGACAAGTCCGACCTCTGATGCCTTAATTTCTTTTAAGACCGAGCGTAGATTATACTTTGCAAGTGTTGTAACACCAAGTCGTTTATTTAAGGATGGCTCTAGTTCTTCTGCACTAATATCATGTGTCCAGAAAATTGTATCCCAATAGGTTTGTAATGGAGCACTTGTTGAAAATCCAAGGATTGTAATCTGTTCATGTCTTTCTAATTGTGATAAGAAGGCACTAGGGGGTTCTCCTGCCCAAACAAGACGTACCGGCTTCTGAACACTGACTACATAGGTTAATGCAATACGCATATCAACACTATCTTTAATGACAAAAAGTGCGTCCCATTTCATGCGTATTAGCCATTGCATATAAGGACAACCATCTTGAACACATAGAACCTTCCGACCTCTGTGTGCAACCTCTGTATCAATACAGGCAAGGCGTGAGCGAACTAATTGGGGTAGAAGTGCAGTTGTTCCTACACAGTAATGTTTAAAAGACCTTAATGATTCTGCGAAACCTTCTAGGCGTACACTATCTTGTTCATTCATAAGGGGGCTTCTAGTAATTTCCTTAGGTGAAACTAGGATGCAGACAAAGAGGAACCTTCGTAAAAAGGGGAAAACTATTCGTAAGGGCGGTGGAAATGGTGTTACAAAAGGTTTAAATTTATATCCAAATCATAATGCATTTCTTGCTCAAAAGGGGTTTTATGAAAATAATAGTAATCCACTATTAAATCTTAGTAGGCCTACGAGTAAAAAGCCATCTAGTGCAGTTACTGCCCGTAGAAGAAAAATATTCGCAATATTAAAAAAGAAAACCCCTCCTAAGAATTAGGAAATGCCTAATAATAAATTTACAAGAGTGGTAAGTACAAGAAGTACTAGATCAAAGAATAGAAATAGAAATATTTATATTAAAACTCTTAGAGCAAAATTATATAAATTATTATCTACAAATCCAGAAAAATTTGATAGAATTATAGGGAAATTAAAAGATGATGAAGTAGTTGATTTACTATATGGAGACTTTAAAGGCTTACGTTTATCTAATAAGCCTTAAAAAATCATTAATTTCATCTGTATCATCAACAAATCTATGACCATATAATCCAGATGCATAAAGATTTTCTTTTGCAATCTGTATTAATTCATCAAAATTGCAAACAGCAACAAAATTATTTATCTTACCCCAATCCCCAAATTTTATACAGTGAAAGACATCTGATTCAAGATACTCCGAATCCTTTGCAAGACCAGTTTTTTCCAAACAGTCTAAGCCTGCCTGAAAAATCTTATTCAAAATAGCCTTGGAAACCTTCGGCAAAAATTCAGTCGGTTTTAAATAATGCACAGAACTCTTCGCAATTTCATGAACTTCTTCACGTTCATCGACAAAGATTATGTCGCTCGGATTTATTGTACCTTTTACTCCACATAGGTCTTGAAAGATGGCTTTTAATACCTTAAAGGTCTTAATTTGTTGCCCTTGAGGTCTATTTAGCCAATCAGCCCTTCTTATAGCATGTGAAGCGTCCACAATTGCATCAAAGAGTCCTTTACAGTTATACTTTTCCTCTATAATTTCCTTTCCCATCTCAATTGCAAAACTGTTCCAAGTATTTGAATATATGCACACACTTCTAATCTTTTTTGAACGCTTTCCTTGTATTACTGGAAGAATTAGTGCATCTAAATTTGGCCGAAGAATTGTCCCAGCAATTTCAGGATCTTCCGAAATTTTCTGAATATATAATTTGGCCGCCGCTCTGAGTTTACCCCTGAGGTCTGGTTCCAATTTAAATTTCGGGTTCAAAATTTTGTTGAAATTATTCTCCAAATTATCCACACTGAAAAAATCTGCAAAAACTCCTATATGGCTGAAATAGCCTAATGTATTATCTAAATCAAAGGCTACACACGTCATCCCCTATTAATTAGGGTGTGTAAAATTGAGTTTACAGGTTGAAAATATTATATGTATCATGGAAGACTATAAACTAATCCTTAACATACTCTCAGAGCGTTCACGTATAAATTGTCTTATTTACACCTGTGCTCTTGCAGGTGCAGCACTTCTTGGAGTGATCTTTTATGGTTATTTCGCCTTGAGTAAAGGCATTGATCTAGTTCAGTTCTCTGTAGGGCTAAGTTTGCTTTCCCCCTTTATTATATTTGCTATTCTTCTACTTGTACTTCGCTGTATGGCATGTGTTGAACTAACTATTCTTAAGCCTCTTGCACAGGCAGAGGTCAGAGTAACTAGTGTAAACCCTCTAAATAGCGTCTAGTACATGCCGGGACTAAAATTAACACCAATTTATTTTTAGAAAGTCCTATACAGTATGGACTCGGCACCGAAGAATCCTTATGTTCCGCTTAAGCCACATGCAATTCCTAAGGAAGCTATTGCATACCTAGACTCTCTTAATCCAAAAGAGCGTGAACTACATGATATGGCAGTGAAAATCCTCGGCTCATCATATTTTGTGGAAACATCTCATGGGTTTGTCAAATGGAAGTCTGCACAAGGCTTCAAGGCCTGAAGACCTGAAGGTCTAGAGACCTGAAGACCTGAAGGTCTGAAGGCCTAAATAAATATTCTAAATAATATATAATCGACAACACTGGCAGAACTTACTAATATCGTTCACAGTATTATCAAAAATAGCGGTAGAACCGGCTCTTTTTATACAATGATTCCTTCAAGAATTAATAATTCACTAAGGCGATGGACAAAAAACTTACCTGAAGTAACTCCATTTTATGCGATTAAATGTAACCCCGACACACAGTTTTTAAAGTACTTATATGACAAGGGTCTACAGTTTGATTGTGCAAGTGAAACCGAACTATTTCAAGTTAAAAAGTTAGTAGGGAATTATTGCAGGTCTAGTATTATTTATGCAAATCCATGTAAATCCGAGGAAGATATTAACAGTGCGACAAGTATTGGTTCTCCACTAACAGTTGTTGATTCATTTGAAGAGTTATATAAGTTAAAGGCATGTAATTATAATGGTGGCGCACTTATTCGTATTGCAGTTGATGATTCAAAAAGTCTTATACCTTTTTCATCAAAGTTTGGAGCAAATAAGTTACATGTAACAACAATTGCAAAAATCGCCAAAATTTGTTCAATCAATATTTTTGGATTCAGTTTCCATATTGGTTCTGGAGGCTCTTCGCCTAGTGCCTATGGCTCCGCCATTAAGATGTGCAGAGATTTACATCCAATTCTTAGACACTATGGGCATAGACCAAATAACCTAGATATTGGTGGGGGTTTTATAAATGATCTTACAGATTTTGAAGAAAAAGCTCAAGTCATTAATAACTCTATTCTAGGTCTTGACAAAGAAAATATTCATGTTATTGCTGAGCCTGGGCGATTTTTTGCGAGTAATTCATTTGACTTCTATGTAAAGGTCATTGGGAAAAAATATTCACATAAAATGGCTTGCTATTTATATACAATTGATGATAGCCTATATGGGCAGTTTTCATGTATATTATTTGACCAGGCAAAGCCTATATGGACACGTGTAGTAAATGGTTCCTTTCAGCGCCGGCGCTCAAAGGGTGTAATATTTGGAAGAACATGTGATAGTGTAGATGTTATTGCCTCTTCAGAAGATATGGAAGAACTTGAAGTAAATGATTGGCTTTGTTTTCCTAATATGGGTGCCTATACAAGTGCAACTGCATCTGAATTTAATGGATTCCCTAAACCAAAGGTATATGTTACTGAATTATGTCTTTCTGATATTTATTATAGGGGACCTATTAATGTGTCTTATCCGTCTCCTGTGAAGCCACTCCTTTCTGGCTCTTAAGTTTCTCCAGATATAGAATACCGTCCATAAGTTCTTCTTGTGCATGCGTAATCCAATCAAGTGTATTCAAATCAGTACGATCTAGCGTCGTCCCATACTTTTTCTGTCCAAGTTCAGACCGTTCCAAGAATTTCTTGATAACGGCCTGCACAACACTATCACTCATTCTAAGTGCTTTTAACACTAACCCTGTGCTCAATTTTTTTAACAAAAGGGTCTTTGGTCTAAAGATATAATAATAATTTCACTATTAACATGGCTAAATTACTTTGCAGTGGTAAAGAAATAGGCTTTACAATTCTACCCTATTTACTTGGATCTTCCATTCAGGAAACCCTAATTGCAAATTCTAGCGACTGTCTAGTTGGATATATCACAAATAATAACCCTAAAGGTGTATACAAGTTCAAATATATAGATTCAGATACACTAGTAGATAATCACTGGTCTCTAACCATTGTCAAGGAGTTTCCCTATTATCACGAGGAAGGCCAATGGATTGTCTATAATTGCTCTCCTGAAAGAACCAAGAAAGAGTTTGGTAAGATTCTTACAGGTGAAGCTCTACATATTACTAACTGGGATACATGGTCTGTAGAAGGAAAAGAATCTAAAATAGCAGTAGTTACATCTTGGTCATGTTATTAAAGCACTTTAAAAAATTGAAGGATCCTGGCCAACACTTAGCACTATCCAGAATGTCGTGTCCCATTTGTCTTAATAGTTATACTGCAAAGAATAGAAAGGAAGTGAAGTGTCAGTATTGTCCCGTATCTGCTTGTCTTACTTGCCTTCAACAGTATATTCTATCTTCCGTTGAAGACTGCCACTGTCATTCATGCAAGAATCGATGGACAACTGAGTTTATGAATAATAATTTCACCTTAGCCTTTCGTGGAACAACACTTCGTAAGCATCGGCGTAAGGTGCTAGTTTCAAGAGAGAAGTCGCTTCTTCCATCAATGCAAGTATATGTAGAGGCCAAGATTAAATATAATAATGCGCTAAAACTAAAGAAAGAACTTGTTACCAATATGCAAGGTATTGACATTGAGTATAAGGCATTAGAGGAGCGACTAACTGTTGCTCAAAAGGCCTTTCTTGCATCAACAATTCATCGTGACAGCGCAGATTTGAAACAAAAGGCTCGCGTTCAATATACAACACTATTTACTAAGTATATGAAGTTTAAGAAAGAAGTTTATAGGCCGGCATATAAACTTCTTGCTAAGACAAAAAGGGACGTTACTCGACTAAATAACATGTATTTACGTGGTGATGACTCTGCAAGTGTAACAACTCGCCGTGAGTTTCTAATGCGGTGTCCTGCAGAAGAGTGTCGTGGATTCATTTCATCAGCATATGTGTGTGGCATTTGTTCTAAAAAGACCTGTTCAGATTGCCTAGAGGTTATTCAAACAGATCATGTTTGCAAGCAAGAAAGTATTGAATCGGCAAAGGCAATCAAGAAAGAAACACGTGCATGCCCAAAGTGTGCGGCACGCATCTTTAAGATTGATGGTTGTGACCAGATGTGGTGCACAGTGGATGGGTGCAATACTGCCTTTAGTTGGAACAGCGGGCAAATCGTATCTGGGCGTGTTCATAATCCACACTATTATGAATGGCTAAGGACTCAAAGTGCAGCGCCACCTCGTGAAATCGGCGATATTCCATGTGGCGGACTTCCAAATCTGGGACAGTTTATCTATCGTGTTATTAGCATTGATGCGCTAACCCCCAAAGAGAAAACACTGCTAATCGAGATTACTCGTAATCTTACAGAGTTTGAAGACATGCTTCGCAACTTTCCGTCAACAATGGGTGCCCTGGGAAATAAGGATATTAATGTACGATATCTTATGAAGGAGATTGATGACGACCAGTGGCAGCGTGAGCTGGAGTTTAATGAGAATCGCTTTATTCGTAAAAGGGAGATTGGACAGATTCTTCAGACACTTGTGACCGTTTGCGCTGAGATTATGAGAAATGTGTATGACCATTTAGATGAAGAATATGGCTACTTATGGGTTCGTGATAGTGCCTTTAATAACCTGAATATGGTACGTATATATGCAAATAACGCTTTCCTATCTATTGGAAATACCATGAAGTTTGCTGTACCAACAATTGGTGATAATTGGCGTTGGAATACTCCACGTATTCATTATCGTACTAAGGCTGGACCTAAAGTATAAACACACTATAAAATAGTATTTTTTATGCTAGCACATTTTCCTGCATATGTTATTCATCTTAAAGATAGGGTTGATAGACTTGAAACAATAAATAAGTTAGAGTATGGTTTAAATATTAAATTAGAAACCTATGATGCATCAAATGGGTCTGAATGGTGGGAAAATCCTGCTATTCCTAAAAAACATCCATGGGCATATGATAAAATATCAAAAGGTATGGTTGGCTGTAGCTTTTCACATTTAGCTCTTCTTAAAAAAATATTTGAAACAAATGAAAAGGGTATTCTATTATTTGAAGATGATACACAATTAGTACAGCCTCTAAATACAATAATTGAATATTTAAATAAAGTAAAGGAATTTACAAATGATGCATTGCACGAAGAGCGAAACTGGGATATATTACTTCTTGGAGCAAATGAATATGTGAGTTCTAAGCCAATTACTCACAATATAGAAAAAGTAAATCGTTTTTGGGGAGCACATGCACTCTATATAAAGCGTGAATCTATTCCCGAAATTATTAGCACCTTTGAATCATATATATCTAAAGGTATCTTTTTACCCGCTGATTGGTTATATAATAAAACAATTGAAGAAAAGCATTTTATCGTATATGGACCATCTAGTCCAAAAATGTATCTACAGCAAAGCCCAGGATTTGTTTCCAGCATAACTGGAAAGGTGAGAGTCTAAGGATTTATATCATGTATTATAAGATAATACATGGATGAATAAAACATTACTAGAATCTGCTAAAGATGGTAATTTAGAAAGAGTAAGGCGAATGTTACTGCTAGGGGCCGATATTAATACTAGAAATGTATGGAATGGAACTCCATTATATCTTGCATGCATGCACGGGCATACACTTGTCGTTTTTTATCTTTTAAGCAGTGGTGCTAATGTAAATCTAAAAACAGATAGTGGACGAACAGCCTTAGACATTGCATGTACACAAGAGTTTGAGGAAATTATTACTATATTAAGAATTTATGATGTAGAGCCTCTAGTAGACAGTCCAAAAAAAATTGAGCCTCTAGATGAGGAAGAAGATAAACAGACCGAACTATTAAATAGTACAAATGTTTTACTGCCTAGTAGACACACAACTCTACAACGAATATATTCAATCATTAAGCATCTATTCTCGTATGGAAGACGGCGAGTGTGCCCGTGAATACTTCAAAGAGGTTGGGACCAAATCAATTATTTATAAGACAGATTATGTATTTCCGAAGACACCTCCTGGCTTTGAGTATGTTCCAATTCCAGCGAATAGTGGATTCTGTATTGTTCTACATTTAACTAATAGCACAAGTGTCCCGAAAGTTCTACTGTAGTAAATGACGATTTATAAAATTATATTTATTTTTTAGAATCTATAAAATAAATATAAAGTTATTAATAGAAGATGTCAAAGCCATATTATCCTAAAGGAAGAGCTCCTATTAATTGGAGAAATTCTATGTTAAATCCGCCTACAAAAAAAGTAAGATGGCAGGATTTAATTCCTGGTAACAAATATATTCTTAATAGTGGATTTATTAGAGTTCGTCTATCAGGTAACACGGGCAAAAAAATTATGAAACTTGAAAAGAAACCACATGTATTTAAAATGTATTATCCTGTTGCCAGTGGAGTTATTTACGTATGTTTTGAAGGAAAAGGAGGTGGAGATATTTGTATAAGGACGGACGATATGAAAAGTAATTTTATCTTTACTCAAATAAATGAAATTAATGCTGCAAATAAGATTAGACATTTTATGATGTCTCGCAAGATTTATAAAAATGCTTATAAACCTGGAGGGTTTTATTATAAACTTGCATTATCTAGATGGCCAACTAGTACAAGGAAAAATAATAATTATAATAATTATAATGATATAGAAATAGAAAATAATAATATAGAAATAGAAAATAATAATATAGAAATAGAAAATAATAATAAAAATAAGAATAAAAAAAAAAAAAAATAATATTAACATGTATCTAAGCACTAAGCCCTAAGCCCTAATTTATCCATTCCCCATTGTAAAATCCTTTTTACACGATTTTCTGATAGGGCAGAGTTATACATTCTAAAATCGAAGATTGCACCATTTAGAAGTTCATCACGCAATTCATATTCTCCAGGAGAATCTGTCCAGTTCGATTTTCCAAGATAGTTGTGACTGGTTGTTTGTGCCTGCGGTAAAAATCCCGATTCTTGTGTATATGTTTGTGTTCCATTAAGATATACTTGAATATCTGGTCTTAATGCATCCATATTTTTAGCAGTTATAACAATGTGAACCCATTCGCCTAAAGGTATTGCCCGATTTATCTTAATCTGCATCTTACGAAGACTTGAATCCCAAACTTCATATAAAAGGGTTGCACGAGTCTTTGGCTTAGTAGGGTCTTCAACATAAGATGGTGATGTATCTATAGGCTTAACACGCTCATCATCGGCCTGTATTTCGGGCCCAGGACACTCAAATTCATCAACATTACCCTTTGAAAATAGCAAGATATCCTGTGGTCTGAGTTCAGGACACCATTGCGCTCCACTTTTCCCATCTGGAATTGTGGAATCCTTGCATTTGGATTTAGCTCTTAGATCAGTCTCAACAACTTCACCATCACCCTTACCAAGAATTCCTAAAAATACATTATTTTTGCCAGATCCATCTCCAAAATCAAAAATATGCGCATTATTTGTAAACTCATTAAATTTTACCCATGTTGAAAAAGCGCGCACAGAACGAAGTGAGCCCTCATTTCCAAAACTTAGGTCAGAACTATCTCCTAGGCGAACAAACTGATCTTTTCCATTAAGTTCAAGCCCCCGTGTTTTTGGTGGGCGTGGTATTGCCAACATTATAGGATTATTTGCAGTTTGTATAATAGTTTTTGTAGATATGTAATCAATCATATCATCCCTAAATCTTAACCACATACGACAGCCATTATAGAAATCAACAAGGGTTAATATTTCATCGGGTGGATTGGCATCCAAAAAGTCGGTTGAACTAAACTGAATATCGTCGGCTGCCACACAAACTGGTTGATAAGTTCCATCAAGTAGTTTCAATATTCTGCAATATGCATCACGTCCATCATTTCGAATCTTGTTTATGTAATCATCACGACTCCTTTTAAATCCATCTTTCACTGTTTTTGTTCTATATGCTATACTTGTAAGCCCAGTTGTTCCAGCAAGGGCACATGCAAAAAAGGATTCATCTTCATGCCCACCATCTGGAAATACCATTCTGCAATAATCCCGTTTTTCACCAAGTCGTTGAACATCCATCCAATCTGCAAAAAATCGAGGATCGTACTTGTATCCTTGTTGCTCACTAAATGGTCCAATATCGGAACGTTTTTCAAAGGGAGCAGTTAATATATTTGGTTTAGAGAATTTGTATTCATATTTATTAATTACAGTTTCAAATCCCTCTAAAACTTTTGTAGGGTACTTCATTTCAAGTACCAAGAGTCCTAATAATATACATAATGCTATCCAGAGACTCCCGGACATCTTCTAAAATACACATGATACTTATTTTATTCTCAAATATCTACTTATTTTAGATAAATGGAGGGCGGGGCTCTTATTGGTCAAGGAACCTTTGGATGTGTCTTTTCAAAACCTCTTTTATGCAAATCAAAAAAATCGTTTAAAGGAAGGGCAACTAATGTTGGAAAAATTAGTGAAGCAATTGATATTGAAAATGAAATTTTGGCAGCAAAGATACTAAAGGATATTAAGGGACAATATTTTGTACTACCAAATATTGATTCCGTATGTAAACCATCTGACTTTAATACCCAGCCGGATTCAAAGAGTATTAAAGACTGTAAATTTATGAAAAAAGAAGATATTGATAATATACTTCACTATACAATGCCCTACGGAGGTGTTGCAATAAGAACATTATTTAAACCTGTAAAATATGATTCAAGTCCACCATTAAATATAATATCTTTTACAAAACATATTTTAGAAGGAGGGGCGCTACTTGCCTTGCATGGGTTTGTACATTATGATATTCATCAAGAAAACATCCTGTACAATACAAAAATATTACAGCCATCATTTATTGATTTTGGCATGAGTTTTTCAGCAAATAATATTACAGACGAAGTTTTAAATACACGGTGGAAGGTCTATAGTCCTGATTGGGATCCTGAACCGCCTGAAATAACACTTATTACTGGTATTAGAAAAAATATTAATATTAATAATATTATTAGTGATATGATTAAACAAAAGGCTATACTAAGATATGGAGAATCACTTTTAGGATTAAATAGACAATTGCAATTAACTAGTTTTATAAATTTTTGTAGTACATCAAATTCAATTAAAAATAGTGAATGGGTTGCATTTTTTAAGTCATATTGGAGTGGATTTGATTCATGGGGTATTGGTGTAGTCTTACTTAATCTTGTAAGAATGATTAGTGTATACTATTCGAATCCTTTAGATATTCCTGGATTAGCATCAATAAAGACAGTATGTAAAGGACTTATACAAATGAACCCTAGAGATCGTCTTGATTGCGTAGAAGCACTTTCAATTGTTGACCCAACAAATAGTATATTAAGTATGCCAACCGGAAAGGCATGGATAAAGGAGAAGAATGCCATTCGTAAGTCAATGAAGACCTAGCTTTTCATATATAAAGGAATATTTCGTTTCACGCAAAAATAACTACAGAAAATATCATATTTTAATTCACTTTTTCCACGACTTGCATAATCATAGTTCGCAAGTTTAGGATTCCATATATAGTTCCCATATGCATCAACATTTGTTACACGCATTGCCCCAGGTTTATGTGACCAATACCCATTTGAATCCATACGTAAAAAATGATAATCATCGCTTTCATCAACAATAAGGGCGATTTTTGAATATGATGGTTTACATTGATTTTCAAAATTTGTTATATATGTACTAGGATTATCTCCTAATATACGTGCAATCATATTTGGACATGTCTTAGGTTTATAGTCACTAAATTTGGCATGCCCTGAAGCCTGTCCTGGTTGATGAAAAGGAGTATCACATTCATTTTTCCCCTTACATTTT